TATTATAATTAATTATCTTATTATTATATATAGATTAGATATTAACTATGATTAAAGATAACTAAAGAAAGAAACAAAAGAAAAAAAATTAATTAAAATCAATCTTCTTATCATTATCTATTGATTAAGATTAATGTACAATAAATATAATAAATCAGAATCAATTATAATTAAATATAAATGCAAAAATCAGAAAGTCAACCCCAAAGCACATGGAAAAATTTCCCAACCGATACGGAAGGTGTCGTAGGATTTGTTTATCTCATTCGCAATAATCATCCAGAAGTCGTCAATACCGACAAACCTCAATATTACATTGGGCAGAAGAAGCTACTCAAGAAAGTAAAGCGCAAACCATTGAAAGGTAAGACGCGCAATAGGATTTCTTATGTGGACAACGATGTTGAAAAGTATTGGGGATCGTCCAAAGAATTGCTTGCTGACATTGAGAAATACGGTATTGAGCATTTTTCCAGAGAAGTGATAGAAGTCTGTCAATCAAAATTCCATATGTCATTCGCGGAAATGGATTGGCAGGTTAAATGTAAAGTATTATTTGATAAGAGATTCATGAACGGCATTATCAATGTCCGCTTAGGAGTCGTTCCCAAAAATTATGTTGACATCGAACGTGATCCTGTTACTCTCGAATTGTGAGTAGGATTTCATTTCAAAACAAACAGATCATCGATATTGATGAAGTGTTTAAGGAAACCAATGAACATTTCTATTATTTGTTGGAAAATCTTGGATTGACAGCAACTTTCGATTTCTCTAAAAGAAATAACAAAAAGCTATACACCCATCAATTTATCAAGACATTCACAGAATTTCTAAAATATCTCAACGGTGATTTTGTATTTTTCTCCAACACATTAACAAAGGATAAGTTCCGTAATCAGCTTTTGGCTAAAATCCACCGAATTTTCAAAATTAATATCGTGGGAAAAAATTACACATTTGAGCAATTGGAAAGCTATCTTGAATGTAGACACGCTGAAGTAATTTCCGAATTTGAATCGGTTTTTCAAAATAGAAAAACACCTTCATTTCGAAAAATTTCTAAATATCTGGAAAAAGAAGGTCTGACTTTTCTCAATGAGCAATATTTTCAAGAAGTTCTTAATAAGATGACTATTTTGATTAAATAATGCTATGAGTAAATTTTTGAAACTTATTGAAGAACATGATCCAGCTACTAAGCGTAGAATGGTTGATTCTTCCAAAGCTAAAAAAAGCAAATTTTTAGAAATTCTGGAACAATATGATCCAGCTAATGAACAAAAAAGAGAAGATGCTTTCAAAGCTAAAATGCTTCTTCATGAAAAGAAAAAACGTCTCAAGAAGAAAAAATACGCTGAAGAGGATGAATCTATCAATGCTACAACAGGTACGTATGAAGTCGATAAAGAAGTCGAAGGATTGGCAGGTAAAGCTTCTGGTGGTTTGAAAGGTCTTGCAGGTAAATTGTTTGGCACTTCTGCACAAAAAGCAAAATCAGCAGTGAAAGAAAGACAAAATCTTGCCAATCAAGCAGTTGATGCTTATAGAAAAGGTTCCGTAAGAATTAAAAAAGGATTACAATCAGTAAAACAAACCGCAACTGGAAGAACTTATTAATATGAAATCAAAAACATTACAATTAATTGAAAAATATGTTCGTCTTCTTGAACAAGACGAACAAGATCCCAATGCTGGTATGGAGCAAGCACCTCCTCAAGAAGGGCAACCAGCACCTGAAGCACCACCAGCGGAAGAAGCTAATCCTATTCCTCTCACTTCCATAGCAGAAATTAATTACATTAAACATGTTGTGATGGCATTGCTATACGCAACAACAACTAATGTATCGGAAGCAGATAAATCAAATCTGAAGGAACTTGAAGTTGCTTTACAGGATGATGATGAAGCTCAAGAATTGTTACAGCAGTCTGGAAAGACAGGTAAAGAATTTTATGAAGAAGAAATTCTACCAATTATCATGGGAATCCAGAATGAAAAAGAAGAAGCACAGAATTTAAACTCAATTAGCTAAATAATATTATGAAATTCAAAGGTGAAGAAAATAAAGTGATTTGGGAATCTTTCCGTGGTAAAGTTATGAACGAAAGATTTGATGACGAGATGGATGATGACTTCGGTGATGCCATGGAGTATGATGGTTTCGGTGACGACGATGAATTCGGTGGTGATGATGACTTTGGAGATGATGACTTCGGTGACGAAGGTGATTTTGATCAACCTGAAGCACAAGGAATGGTCATGGAATTTGACCCAATTAGTCCTGTTGAGAAGCACGAAGTTAATGAAGTTCTTCTTTCAGAGTTGAAAAAACTCGCTGAATATGCTGATCGTTTGTATGAAATGAGAAACGATTGTGAATTTGAAGATTGGATGGTTTCAGCGATTACTATTTCTTCGACTTATGTTTCCGATGTTTGGCATCGCCTTGATGCTAAAGCTGATTTTGCAAACACTGGATTTGAACAATCCGATGATTATTAATAATTTTGATAAATGAATGACAAATTTCAAACAATTCTTTGTGGAGAAAAATATATTCGGTCTAATCGAAGATATTTTCGTTGATGGTATCGGAACTATTTCCTCTAAATTGGATACTGGTAACGGTGCTTACAATGTTTTACATGGAGAAGATATTGAATTTGGAGAGGATAAAAAAACAGGCGAGAAGATAGTAAGATTTACAACCATCAATTCCATGAGATTAGAAAAACCTACAGAAGACACAATTATAATTAATATCGGAGAAGGAAATACTATTGAAAGACCTGTGTGTCTTTTTGATTGTGTTATAGGAGGTAAAAAATTTAAAAGTATCCCCTTTTCTATTAGTAATCGATCTACTAATGACCACAAGGTTTTAATCGGAAAAGATTTTATCAAAAATGAATTGGATGCCCTGATCGATGTGGCATTAAACAATGTAGCAGACAAAAAATTATCAGTCGATGTATAAGTTATCACAAAGAGAATTATTGGAAGAGGGACTTTGGGACAAGTTTAAGGATACCAAAGTTGGTAGAGGGCTTCGAAAAGTTGGTCAAATCGGGGCAGAAATTGCTAAAGTAGTTGCTCCAAATACTAGTTCTCAAGTTGGTTCTATTGTTCAAAAATACAGAGACGCAAAACAAAATATTTCACAAGCTGGTAGAAAAATGGAAGATAGGGTTATCGAATTTTTAGATGGTTACAGTCTTATGCCTGATGATTCAGAAGTTAAAATGCTCAAAAGTTTTCCAAATGGTGATTCGCAGTGGAGAGTCAAAGTTGGAAAAAAAGACGTTGATCCAAATACAGGTGAAAGTAAAGTTGTTCAAAGATATAATTTTCCTATTGCTATAATCCTCCATGATAAAAAAAGCAATTCGTTTAAATTCCTAACAGAACCAGCACAAAGAAGAACGGGTGCTGTTAATAATACTACGCCTCCACCATCTACTACGCCTCCACCATCTACTACGCCTCCACCATCTACTACGCCTCCACCAACTACTACGCCTCCACCAACTACTCGACCATAAGGTATTGACATCCACAAATTATTCATAAATATCACTATGAACGTAGAAATCGTAGTAAAAGAGGATGAGAATTTTAAAATTGTAGACGGTGTAGAAGAAGCACCGAAAGCTGTTGAGCAACCAATCAAAGTAGAAACACCACAAAAACCACAACCAACCTTGGAAAATCCAAAAGGTCATTCATGGTTTGATGGCACTTCTTGGGGGACAAAGTGATTGGTATTTATTGCTAAAATAAATGCGCACTACACCTTGAGTACTTGCGTGATATGTTTCAATATCTGCGATCTCACAATATCACTTATGTCAAATTTGACACATTGAATATCGTTTTTTACTGAGAAATCAGTATCAAATGCATCATACACGAAAGTGAACCCCGAATCATTGATATCTGCTTGAGCAGCATCCCCCAATACAAAGTATCGAGAATGTCTACCAAATCGTGTTAGGATAGTTGTTATCTCTCCCTTCGTCATATTTTGAGCTTCATCGATTATCACAGCACAGCGATGGAAGGTAAGACCTCTTACAAAGTTTACTGGTATTGCTTTAATATATTCGTTTTCCATCAAGTGAGTAATATCTGTTTTAGATAAAATTTCATTTAATTTATCCAACATTGGCATAATATAAGGTAAGAATTTTTCATTCTCGTCACCTTTAAGGAATCCAATTGAACGTGAAGAACTCTCCACTACAGAACGAATGTAGATGATTTTATCAACATGCCCATTCTTCAAAAGCTCAAGGGCTGAAAATACAGCCAAATGCGTATTGTGTGTTACTATATAATTTTTTGTTAAATATAGATGTTCATCATTATCAACTAATATACATTGACATTCTTCCTTACCAATTTTCGCAACATTGGAAATATATCTTTTTGGGGAATATTTAGTATTTGGTTTATATCTATCCAATTTTCTTTTTAATTTGAAAGGTGCTATACCTTCGGGTAAATTTATATACAGAAAATATGATAACTTGTGTTCAACGCCTTTAAAAAATGTCAATTTTTCTGTTAAATGTGCTATTCCACCCAAGGAATTTACTATCTCTATAACGTCCAATGCTAATTTTTTAGAAGATGATGAGAATGTCACTGACCCTTTAATAGTAGCAGAACCATCTGAATCTAATAATCCTTGTAATAATTTGATTCTATTTTCCACTGAAGATGTTTTATATATATCAGGAATAAATTTTTCATGACTATATGTTTTCATCAGCCCTAATTTTTCTATTTTATCTGATAAATTCAATATTCTGTAATCGTATCTTGATAAGTGTTTAAAATCGTCTCCATATTCTTTTTTGAAATGATTAACAATTTCATCATCGGCTGTTGTGACTCTTATAGGCTTTAATCTAAATGACCCGTCACCCAATAATATACCAAATGAATAAGATTCAATCGGTAATTCTACGGTTGTATCGAATATAACTGGTTTTGATATAATCGGTATCATATGATTTATTCTACCACCATGATATAAAGATTTAGATATTTCTTCAGTGTTTAAAACTTTAAATATTGGCGGTAATTTATTAATTTTTTTCTTTTTACCATCAATTCGTTTGCTTACCCACCTGTTTCTATCTAAGTATGAAGAAGTTGCCCACAAATGTTCACCACAACATCTCGTAGATGTTCCGTCTGAAAATTTCACTTCATATATGTCTTTTACTCCTTGTGGGAAAATTCCTAAAATTTTTGTGGGAGTCCCTTCTCTGGAAAATACATAATCACCTATTTTCAAATCACCCATTGTAGTCCACCCATTTGGTGTTGGTATTGGTTCTGACAAAGGTTGCGCTTTTGCGCTTCCTGCTGGGCCGTTGACAAATACCATATTATTCTTCGGATGTTGCGACATATAATAAAATTTCTGTTGGTTATCAGTCATTGGATAATTATTTTTCAAATATAAATTTGATAAATCAAACCCCTTTTTGATGTGTTCGGTATATTCCTCCGTCACATCCCGCTCTTTCCTCTTACGAGGAGGTGTCTTTTTTACTGACATATGTATTATTATTTAACAGAAAATCACTTGATTTTTGAGAATATGGTGGTAAATTAATTAATATGAAAATTGCATTCGCAGGGGCGCACAATACTGGAAAATCGACGTTAATCAAGTCATTTTTACAAAAATGGCAGATGTATAAAACACC